CGGGTATTTATACACTTACAGTTTAGCTATAGTAAACAGTGACACGCAAACTTTCCTATTGAATAAAGACTCTAATTTTTTAAGGGAAGCATATCCCGTGACCACAACTGCTAAACGGGGGCTACCACAGTTTTATGCTTATCATAGCACTGTGGGTTCTAATGTAAGATTTATGTTTTCTCCAATACCGGATGCTAATTACACATTAGAACACATATATGCAAAATACCCTACATCAATAGTCACCGCTGGAGGCACATATCTGGGCGACAACTTTGATACTGCACTTTTAAATGGCGCACTTATGGAAGCAATTCGTTTTATGAAGGGTGAGGCCGATGTAGTTGCTATGTATGAGAAGCGTTATTTACAAGCTATTACACTACTACAGCGCACTGGAGACGGTAAGTTACGGCAAGACTATTACCGTTCTGGACAGTCTCGTACGCCTGTAACTTAAGGATAGATTATGGCTGTAACTCAAACACTGTGTACGTCATTCAAGATAGCTCTCTTAGATGGAGAGATGGATTTTAGTGGTGATACATCACAGGCATTTAAGATTGCTCTATACACATCTAGCGCAACTTTAGATGCTACTACGACTGCTTATTCTACAAATAACGAAGTAAGCGGTACTGGATATACTGCTGGCGGAAATACCTTAACTATAGCTGCAAATCCGGCAGCTTCAGGCACTACAGTATTTTTAGATTTTGCCGATACGACTTGGAGTTCTTCTTCTATTACCGCTAGAGGAGCATTAATTTACAAGTCTGCAACAGGTAATCCTGCAATAGCAGTGATTGATTTTGGAGAAGATAAGCAGACAAGCTCTGCAGATTTTGTTATTCAGTTTCCAACAGCAGATAAGACAAATGCTTTAATTCGCATAGATTAGTGAGGACTCACAGATGGCAACACAATTTAGTACTTTATTAAAAGTAGCTTTACCCACGCAAGGCGAGTTAAGCGGTAGTTGGGGTAACACAGTAAACGAAAATATTACCAAGATGGTAGAGGAAGCCATAGCTGGCACCGCAACTATCAATACTTGGAGTAGTAACTCTGCTACATTGTCTACAGCTAACGGTACGACAGCAGAATCAAGAAACGCCATACTGAACCTTACGGATACAGGTACATCCTTATCTGGCGCAGCTACGGTAATCGTGCCAACGCTTAGTAAAATATTTATAGTAAAGAATGGTACGGCTCAAACAGTAACCGTTAAGACAGCATCAGGAACTGGTATCGCTATTACAGCAGGCGAGACAGGGTTTGTATACTGCGATGGCACTAACGTGGTCGAGAGTCTTAACTATGTAGCAGGTGACTTTGGTGTCGGTGGTAATCTTACAGTAACAGGCACTACTACATTTAACGGTGGTACAATAACTCTTGGCGACGCAAATACCGATAACATTGTGTTTGGCGGCGAAGTAGATTCAAACATCATTCCAGATGACGATAATACCTATGATCTAGGTAGCTCTTCAAAGCAGTGGAAAGACATATACATCAACGGTTCCGCGTATATTGACGGGCTTGCAGAAGACATATTAGTGGCAACTGATAAGAAAGTACTCTTTAGAGATTCTGCACTGTTTATAAATTCTAGCGCTGACGGACAACTAGACATTGCTGCAGATACAGAAGTGGAGATTACTACTGCACTGCTCGAAATATCCGCTGATGCAACGGTTGGTGACGATCTAACATTAAAATCTGATGCTGCGGTTCTCGGATTTGGCGCAGATACAGACGTAACATTAACTCACGTTGCCGACACAGGCGTTCTTTTAAATACTGCTAGTGTAATTCAGTTCCGTGATTCCGCTATCAATATTGGTTCACCTGCAGATGGTGATTTAGATATTAATGCTGATGATGAGATTGAACTAAACTCTACTCTTATTGACATAAATGGTAATGCAGATATCTCAGGAACTACAACCTTAACAGGGGATGTAACTCTGGGTGGCAAGCTAATAATGCCGACTGTTACTTCAGGACACATACTTGTTGCAGATGGCACCAGCTTTGAAGAAAAGGCAGTCGGTGATCTTTCTGAAATATCTACTGTTGCTAGTGGGGATACTTTTTTAGCTGTAGATGCTTCAGGTGGTGGATTAAAGAAAATAACACGTAGCACTATAGTTGCAGGACTTGCTACTTCAGGTGCTATAGCTAACGTAGTTGAGGATACGTCTCCGCAATTGGGGGGCAATTTGGACATGAATGGGGCGGATATCGTCACCACATCCAACGCTACACTAGACTTGGCTCCCAATGGAACAGGCACGGTGGTTGTACGAGGCAACACCAACTCCGGTAGAGTAGTATTCAACTGTGAAAGTAACAGTCACGGTCAGACTCTGGCGTCACAACCCCACAGTGCAGCAGTAACAAACACCATGTTACTCCCAGCAGGGGGTAATTCTACTTTAGTATCTTTAATATCTACTGACACGTTAACAAACAAGACACTTACCAGTCCTGTAATTAACACGGGTACTTTTGGCACATCCATTCTACCAGTAAGCGCCGATGGTACAACTCTTGGCTCTGCGTCTAAAGAGTTTTCTGACTTATTCCTTGCTGATGCTGGCACTATACAGTTTGGTAACGATCAAGACGTAACCCTCACTCATGTTGCTGATACAGGCTTGTTACTTAATGCAGCAATGGTAGTTCAATTTCGTGACTCCGCTATCAACATTGGCTCACCTGCTGATGGTGACTTAGATATTAACGCAGATGATGAGATTGAACTTAATTCAACCCTGATTGACATCAATGGTAACGTAGAAATTAGTGGGACACTTGCGCAAGTAGGAGTCGCAACTTTTACTGCTAGGGATGTTCATAGTGGTGGAATAACAATAGCAAATGCTGGGCAGATAGGTTCTGTAGGAGATGCTGATGCTATTGCAATAGCAAGTGACGGGCAAGTTACCCTTACACAACAGTTAAACGGCACTGCCGCTGATTTTAGTGGTGATGTAGGTGGTGGAAATTTCCAACCAGATGGTGACACTGCGGCTGGTGATGCAGCGGCATTTGGTTACACTGCTGCACTCGGGGCAATAATAACCGGACAAGGCTCAACCAACGATATCACATTAGTTAACGATGCAGATGCTACAGTTCTTAGTATTCCAACTGGCACCACAAATGTAGACATTGTTGGAGTAGCCACAGCAGCTACCTTTGAACCTGATGGTGACACTGCCGCTGGTGACAATGCTGCAATAGGATATACCGCTGGAGAAGGTTTAATTCTCACAGGTCAGGGTAGTACAACTGATGTAACAATCAAAAACGATGCGGATGCTACAGTGGCTTCGATTGCTACAGGCACAACCATATTCAAGATAAACGATGATATTGAAGTGGATGGTAGAGCATTTGGGCATGTCACCACCGACAACGATGGTAGCTTTGACCTTGCTGTTGGCAACGACTTTCAATGCACACCATCAGGCGACTTTACTTTGACCTTTACAAACCCTGCCGCAGGGCAATCTGGCAATGTATTTTTGATTAACTCTGGTGGTCACACCGTGTCAGCCCATGCTTCTGTTGCAATCAACGCTGCCAGTCTGACCGCATTAACAACGGCTGGCACATATCACCTTGCTTACTACTGTAGTGCGGCTAGTGGTAATAACACGATAGCTGTATCGGCATCAGGAGCCTTGACCTAATGAGTTTAATTAAAGGAACAGGAGCAGGGGACCAGCCTAGCACTGGATTTTTTAGTCACACCCTTGACCAGTCTCTGCGGTTTAATGATAATGATTCTGCATCTTTAACTCGCACACCCGGCAGTGCTAGTAACCAACGGACTTGGACTTGGAGTGCTTGGGTTAAACGTTCTACATTAGGCAACAATTATTTTACTATGTTTTCTGCAAAAGACTCCTCGCTTGGAAATTATTTGTGGATACAATTTACTTCTAGTGCTGATGACCAAATTAATATTTACAATTATCCTGCTTCAGACAGTTTTGAGTTAACAACCAATCAACTTTTTCGTGACACAAACGGTTGGTATCATATTGTTGTTGCAGTGGATACAACAAATGGCACTGCTGGCAACCGGGTGAAGTTATATGTAAATGGTGAGCGTGTTACTAGTTTTGCTACAGAAAGTTATCCAGCAGAAGATTATCAGACAGCGGTAAACAGAGCTAACCTACACAGCATAGGTAGTTATGATAACGGTTCATACTATTTTGATGGCTATATGGCTGAAGTTCATCTTTTAGATGGCATAGCAAATGACCCTACAACTTTAGGTCTAGGCGAAACTAAAGATGGAGTATGGGTTCCAAAAGCATACTCTGGCTCACACGGCACTAATGGGTTTTATTTACCATTTGACGACAGTAGTGCAATTGGTGATGATGAAAGCGCAAACACAAACGACTTTACTGCAAATAATTTAGCCGCAACAGATGTAGTTTTAGACTCTCCCACGAATAATTTTGCTACGTTAAATCCACTATATGCATCAGCTAGTCAAGCTGTCTTATTTGAAGGTAATTTAAAAGCAGCCACCGCAGGGTTTAGTTCTGCTGCATACGGTTATGGTGCGATATCAACATTCGACATCCCAAAAGATAAAAAAATATACATTGAAGTTGAGGACACTGGGGCGGCTGGAGATAACTGGTTTGCTGGATTTGCTACAAAAACCTCAATTGAAGCTGGCCCTGCTGGGAACACTGGCGGCAGTGGGGCAATCACTGTTTACAATAGAAGTGTTAAAGTAAATGGTACTGAAACTGATTATGGTTCAAGTGCTGGACTTGGTGGACTGAGCGTAGCAAAGTTAGCGGCTGGTGACATTCTTGGATGTGCTATAGATGGGGCAACAGGCAAGGTCTGGTTTAGTCGTAACGGCACATATTTCAAATCACCGAGTACAAATGATAGCGGCACTACTGGCAACCCATCTGCTGGGTCTAATGAAATAGGAACAATAACTGGCGGCACTACAGATGATGTGTTTTTTGTACTTGGTGGTGGCACAAGCGCAGATAATATATTTGTAAATTTTGGACAGGATAGTGTAAATATTGCTAGCGCAGCTTCAGGTGGTGGGGGTATAGGCACATTTGAGTATGCTCCGCCCACAGATTACCTTGCTCTTTGTACTAGTAATATGAGCGACATAACAATCGGCCCCGGACAAGACGAACAAGCTAGTGATAATTTTAATACTGTTATTTGGACTGGTAACAATGCAAATAACAGAGCTATTGCAGTTGGGTTCCAGCCTGATTTTTCGTGGACTCAAACAAGGACACAGTACGCTAATGGGAGTGAGTTGTTTGACAGCGTAAGAGGCGCAGGAAAAACTTTGAAGACTGACTCACTTGCAGCAGAAGTTACTAATAAATCATCTGGGTATATAGGTGCTTTTACTTCAACTGGTTTTACCACAGCCGATGGAAGCAGCAGCAATTCTTCAATAAATTATAACGATGGTGGTGGTCAAAGTTATGTCGCTTGGAACTGGAAAGGCGGCGGCAGTGCCTCAACAAATACAGACGGAAGTGGTATTGATTCTAGCGTATCGGCTAATGTTGATGCCGGATTTAGCGTACTAACATACACAGGGACTGGCAATACCTCTCATACTATTGGGCATGGATTGGGTAAAACACCTGCTTTCGTTATGAGCAAAAGTCGTGACACAGGTAGTGGTGGTGGGTCTTATTGGTTTATTAAGTGGAACGGGCAAACTAGCAACAACAACTTGCTTTTAAATTTTACAGACGCACAAACTAATATAGCAACAAACTATGCAGGTGGTGGCTGGTCAGATTTTGATAGTAGCAACACCACAACTATAGTGCCTAGAATTGGCTATACTGGTTCATCTGTTGATAGTGTTAATAAATCTGGTGAAGATTATGTGGCATGGGTGTGGGCAGAAATTGAAGGATATAGTGCTATAGGTTCATTTAAAGGAAATGGAGCCGATGACGGGCCATTTGTCTACACAGGATTCAGGCCAGCTTGGCTTTGGATTAAACGTTTAGATGCTGCAAATGACTGGCATATTATGGATGATGTAAGAAATCCTACCAACCCGATGGATGGTCTTTTGTTTGCTAATCTTGCTAATAACGAAAGCTCTGACGCTGCATACAATCGTGACTTCGTGAGCAATGGGTTCAAGATTAGAGGGTCAGAGCCATATGTAAATGCTAGTGGTGGAACATTTGTTTATATGGCCTTTGCTCGTAGCCCATTTAAATTTGGCACTGCCTTTTAGGAGATAATTATGCCGTGGAAATACAATGGGGCAACCCTTAAAGAAGGACGAGAGTTTACTGGTACTGACGGTACACAGTATCCTAAAGTATGGATGAGATACAGTGACAGTCAAAAGTCTGCTATTGGCATTACATGGGAAGACCCACCAGCAAGTGAGGCTGCATTTGACGATAGATTTTATAGTGGCAGGCAGGCAGATGGCACACTCGTACCTAAAAGTCTGACAGATACGTTGTGGGTAGATAGTGATGGCGATGCTGTTACAGACCCAATGACAGGCGCACAGGGTGTAACACGAGGACTTAAATACGTAAACGTGGCACAAACAAAAAGAACAGCGGCAGATAAACTTGCAGCGCATGACTGGTACGTTACTCGCAACGCTGAAAAGTCTACAGCCATCCCAAGTTCAGTCACTACATACAGAGATGCGGTTCGTACTAAATGTGCAGAGATAGAGACAGCGTTGAATGGCGCAGCTAACCTCACAGCATTTATGGCTTTGTTTGAAAATGAAATGAACTCAGACGGTACAATAAAAACCATTGCTAAGATTAACGACTGGCCTGATGAGATTTAATGGAGCCAATTACTACAGCTATAGCCGCCGTAACGGCAGCATCGAACGCCATTGCATTTATAAAATCAAGGATAAATGATGTTCAGTCAGTTGCTGATATTTCACAGCAGATCGGAACACTCTTTGACTGCCAAAAGAAGATTAACGAAGAACGTAATAAACAAGCTGGCGTTGGCGATATTAGCTTTAAAGGGTCTATGGACGCAGTGCTGGAATCTAAGAGGTTGGCTGAAGAGATGCAGCAAATAGCAGCACTTATAAATATGAGGTTTGGCCCTAATACATGGAAAGAAATACTTGAGCATCATAATAAAGCATTACGAGAACAGAAAGAAGCGCAAGCGCAAGCCAGACGTGAAGCGGCTCGTAAGGCTAAAGAAATTGAAGATACGGTTAAAGGAACGCTACTTGTCGCCGGTATCATCTTGATAGCTCTTGTCTTGTTTGCCTTTTTGTTTGTAACTGTAGCCCAGAGTAACGTGGAAGAGATCGTGTTATGACTCAAAAGAAGTTACAGAAAGATAGCGCTTACTCGCACATGGATAAGAACAACGACAATATTCTGTGTGATAACGAGATCGCTATGGCTCTTGAGTTTAAACGTAAAGAGTTAGAAGACGCTGATGCTCGACGCGATAGCATGAGATACATGACTTGGTTTGCCTTGTTTGGGACTCTTAATTACCCAGCCGCAATACTAATAACAGCTATGCTAGGTTATGATAAAGCTGCAACAATTATAGGTGACATTGCACCAACATATTTTATTGCTAATAGCGCGTTAGTTGCTGCGTATTTTGGTGCTAATGCTTACGTGGATAAGAAAAAAGATGAAAAAGGTGGGTAGTAATGCTTTCTAGTAGAAATAAAAGAAAAGTAAAAAAAGTTGTTAAAGGTCTTAGTAAAGCTTCTAAAACACACGCTAAACAGGCTAAGACCCTTAAAAGTATGTTAAAAAATAAAAAGAAAAAGTGAGGAATACATGGAAGCATTATTAATAATTGGCGCATTAGCTTACGGGATGCACCATTACCATCAAGCAGAGGATCAACAAGATCCAACAATAGAGGTTGGTCAAAAAGTTGTTTTTAATGAAGGTTTAGAAGAAATTGATTGGTCTAAAGCAGGTAATTTCAGAATGGTAAGCACTCAGAATGATGTTAAATGGGTTGTAATTACTGATGGTTAAAGAGTTCGTTTTATGGCTACTAAGTTAAGCGAAAACACTGAATTATCTATGCCAATTCGCAATTTAATTGCGATGGTAGTTGGAGCAGCAGTAGCAACATGGGCGTATTTTGGAGTTATTGAAAGATTAAACACTATTGAAAATAAGTTTATTCTTGTCGAAACAGACTTGGGTCAAAACACAGAGTTTCGTATTAAGTGGCCTAGAGGCGAAATGGGTAGTTTGCCAGCCGACAGCGAACAGTTTATGATGATCGAACATCTTGCTACTGAACTAGAAAAGCTGGCTGAAAATATAGAATCAGGTAACGCACCACATGATCAGCAACAAAAGCTAGTGTTAGAGTTTTACGATAGGCGGCTAACCAAGATAGAGGACAACATTGAAAAGTTGACAAACACAAACAATGATTGAAGTAACCTTTGTTTTATTATTAATGATTGGCGATGAGAAAATTGAATACACGCCGTATGAAAACCTGTCTCAGTGTTTGACCGTGCGCCGTAAAATCAAGCGTAATACTGGACATACAATTGATTTTGATAAAAGGTGGGCATGTAAGCAGTTGAAGGTAAAAATTGAAGCAGGCGAGATAATGGAGATTATTGAGCAATGATACAGGCACTTATTGGACCCATAGCTAATCTAGCTGGTTCTTTCATGGAGTCAAAGATAGAGCAAACAAAGGCTAAAGGCAGAGTTGCACAAGCAAAAGCCGAGGCCGAAGCTGAAGTTATGAAAGTCGCAGCCACTCACGAAGCTGGTTGGGAAAAGATAATGGCACAGTCTTCTGACAACAGTTGGAAGGACGAAGCATGGACGATTCTGTTCATTGTTATAATTGCCATGTGCTTTATTCCGTTTACTCAACCGTATGTCGAAGATGGCTTTGCGGCTCTTTCTCGTACACCAGAGTGGTTCCAGTGGGCGATGTACGCTTCAATTGGTGCGAGCTTCGGAATACGCGGGATAAAAGGATTTAAAAAATGAACAAAGATAGATTACGCGAGGAAATCGCGGAAGATGAAGGTTGTAAGTACGAGGTGTATTTGGACCATTTAGCACTGCCAACCTGTGGCGTGGGTCACTTAATTACTGAGCATGACGAAGAATATGGCAAGCCAGTCGGCACCGTTGTTGAACAGGAACGAGTTAGAAACTTATTTTCTTTAGACATTGCTGTAACTATTGATGAGTGCAAAGTATTGTATCCGAACTTCGATGACCTGCCCGAAGAGTGCCAGCACATCGTTGCAAATATGATGTTCAATATGGGCCGCCCTAGACTCAGTAAATTCAAAGGTATGAAATCTGGTGTAGATGCTAGAGATTGGAATAAAGCCGCAGATGAGATGGTTGATTCCAAATGGTATACTCAGGTGCCAAATCGTGCTAGACGTTTAGTAGATAGAATGAGAGCATTAGCGGAGGATTGAATCGTGCCACTGCAAAAAGTGTCGTTAAAACCCGGTATAAATCGTGAAGGAACTCGTTATTCTACTGAAGGTGGGTATTATGACGGAGATAAGATAAGGTTTAGACAGGGGCTACCAGAAAAAATAGGTGGTTGGTTACGTATATCTGCATCTACTTTTGAAGGTGTAGCTAGATCATTACATAACTGGGTAACTTTAGGCGATCAAAACTTAATAGGTATAGGCACACACCTTAAGTTCTATATAGAGAACGTGGGTAATTATAACGATATAACACCTCTGCGCAGCACTGTATCACTATCAAACCCTTTCGCTACAACTTCTGGCTCTGCAGTAGTTACTGTAACTGATGCTAATGGTGGGTATAAAAACGGTGATTATGTTACATTTAGTAACGCCTCCGCTGTAGGTGGTCTAACCATAGATGGTGAGTTTACTGTTGGCCTTACAACGGTATCTGCTGCAAACACATACACCATAACAGCTGCATCCAATGCTACCTCTAGCGCAACCGGTGGGGGGACAGTATCTGCAGCCTACCAGATAAATGTTGGTAACGCTTTTGCCACACCAATCACAGGTTGGGGTGCTGGCACTTGGGGGCAGGGTGCTTGGGGTATTGGTGTGTCGTCTACATCAGCAATTCGTTTTTGGTCGCAATCAAATTTTGGCGAAGATCTTATACTAGGACACAGGGGTGGTGGTTTATTTTATTGGGATGCTACAAACGGCGTAGAAACTCGCGCAGTGTTAGTGTCCAGCCGTAGCGGTGCTTCTGATGTGCCTACTATACAAAATTTAATATTAGTGTCTGACATAAGCAGATTTGTATTTTGTTTTGGTACAAATGAGATAGGAAGCACTACGTTAGATCCAACATTACTCCGATGGTCTGATCAGGAAAATGCAGAAAATTGGACTCCATCTGCTACAAATCAAGCTGGTAGCTTACGACTATCAAGAGGTACAGAGATCGTAGCTGCATCTCAAGCGCGTCAAGAAGTTCTAGTGTGGACTGACTCTTCTTTATATTCATTACAATATGTTGGCGCACCTACTGTATGGACAGCTAACGTCGTTGGAGAGAATATATCTATCTCGTCTCAAAATGCTGTGGCGTATGCAAACGGTATTGCCTACTGGATGGGTAAGGATAAGTTTTACAAATACGATGGTCGTACTGCACCACTAAAATGTGATGTTCGTAGGTATATATTTAATGATTTCAATACGGAACAATACTCACAAGTATTTTCAGGAACTAACGAATCGTTCCATGAAGTATGGTGGTTCTACTGTTCAGACGGTGAAACAAACATAGATAAATATGTAATATACAACTACTTAGAAGACATATGGTATTACGGAACTTTAGCCAGAACCGCGTGGCTTGACTCTGGGTTACGTGATAACCCGTTAGCAGCAACTTACGACAACAATTTAGTAGATCATGAGAGTGGTATAGACGATAACCAAGGATCAAGCACAGCCGCCATAAGTGCATATATAGAGTCTTCTGAATTTGATTTGGATGATGGACATAAATTTATGCACATAAACAGAATAATACCCGATGTAAGTTTTGATGGCTCTACGGCAACAAGCCCCGTTGTTACCATGACATTAAATCCATTACGTAACTCTGGTTCTGGCATACATTCTACTCCATCTTCGGGCGGGGTAAACAATGCGACTGTAACTCGTACAGCTACATCCCCTGTAGAAGTATTTACAGATCAAATAAATGTAAGGATTCGTGGTAGGCAGATTTCTATGAAACTAGAATCTTCTGCGGAAGGTGTCACATGGCAGTTAGGCGCACCAAGACTCGATATGCGTCCTGATGGGAGACGGTAATGGCTATTGATACTACAAATTATGGAGTAGCTTTCCGCGCTCCAGCATTGCCGTATGCACCTGCTGAGTATAATCAACAGCAGTTTGAGCAGTTTAACAGTGTTTTACGGTTGTATTTTAATCAGTTAGATACAGCAATACGTAACGCTACTGTGTCTGATAGGGCGGAAGCAGTAGGGTGGTTTTTAAGCTAATGCCAAACGTATATACAAATGCAAAAAAAGATCTGACTACCACCAGCGCCACTACGCTATATACTGCGGCTGCACTTACAACAGGCATAGTAAAATCTATTCTTGTGTCCGAAGATTCAGGCAATGCAGATACCATAACAGTGACAATAACGGATGCAGAATCATCTCCTGCTACATTTAGCCTATTTAAAACTAAAGCTGTTAGTGCGAACAATACAGTAGAACTATTGACAGCTCCTCTTGTGGTACAAACTGGTGAAATATTAAAAGTTACTGCAGCCACAGCAAATAGACTACATGTTGTTGCAAGTATACTGGAGATAAGCTAGTGCAGGTGATAGACAGCAATAAACAGCAGTTAGAAACGCACGAAGTCATAACAATGGCTATAGATGAGCAGCGCGGTGACAGCTCCTTACAGGAGAACTTACTTAAATTTACTAGTGAAGCAACTTTGCCGTCTGCAGATGTGACTCAGATAGGAAATACTGTGTTTGTTGGGCATGTGGGTGAAGGTAAGAACAAGACTAAGATGGTAGGTCGCCCTCTAAATGTAGACACTGCCAGAAATTATGCAAATAACATGGTCAAATACTATGCGTATTTGCAAGACAAAGGCATGACTCACTGGAACGCTACTTTTACCGGCGATGAGTTGGTGCCACTAGTTCGCATAGTGCAAAAAAAGCTAGTGGATACAGACACTAAACTATATTTAGGACAATACGAAGATAGTGATGACTATGGTGTATTTACTAGGATAGGTAAAGAGTCTTTAGAAGGTTTAGTCGCATGAGCGCAATAGTAAAACCCGTCCGAAGAGCAGCGAAAAGCGTAGCTAAAGCTGTTACTGCGCCTATTAAATGGGTTGGTGATACCGTTGAAGACGTGGGCGAGTGGGCTGTTGAAGAAGTATTTGACCCTGTTATTGAGGGTGTAGAAAAAAGCATAAAACAAATAGGAGAAGATCCTGTAAAATTTGCCGCGCAAGTTGCGGCTGTAGCAACCGGCAATGCGTGGGCGCTACCTCTTATAGAAGGTGCAGATGTAGCAGCAGAGGGGGGTGATATTGGAGATGTTCTTGAAGCATCTGCCCGAGCATATGTAACACAACAAATAGCTGGAGGATTTGCACCCGGTGCAGAGGCCACAACTGGAGAGATTTTAGCAGCCGGTGCTAAACAAGCTGCTGCACAAGCTGTTGCGCAAGAGGCTATAACCAGAATTAAGGAAGATGTTTTTGGTGATGACGATCCACCACCAGAGATCGAAGAAGTATTTTATGGTTCTGATGCGGTCGAGCCTTTAAGTGAAGAACTTAAAGATAGTGTGCAGGAAGTTAGTGATAGCTACCAAAGTGCCGAGGCCAAAGCTGATGAAATAGATCAGATGAACTCTGCATATCAGGGAAAAGCAGGTCAATACAACGAATATGCAGATACTCTAGACGGTAAAATAAATACACAGAACGAACTAAAAGCTGAAGTAGACGAATTACAAGAAACACTTAAAAACACAACAGAACAGGGTGCATATGCAACTGCTGTAAACAACTACAATACAAAAGTGCGTGAGTACAACGAATCTGTAAAAGACGCACAGTCTTATTACGATGAAAATTTTGCAGAAGATGCACCCGCTACTAAATTAAGGACAGAATTAGAAGGTGATTTTGAAAAAATACAGACAGCTTCTAATGAATATCAAGAACTAAAAGGTGATTTAACAACTAAAAGTGATGCTTTAGGAGTAAATGTAACCGAAGTAAATAATCAGATAGAAGATAGATTTGTAAACACGTTAACAGGTGATCAGTTTAACGTAGGAGAATATAAACAACTTAATAAACTTGGTGATGTAACCGACTCAGCTGCTAGAAGACACTTCTTAAAAGAAGGCAGGTTAGGAGATCTACCTGTTAACCAAACACAATACACAGAACAATATGTTGCTGCTGAAAATGCGTCATTTACTAACACAATAGAATCTTTAGGGCTAAAACCTGAAGATCTAACACAAGCGCAACAAGATTTTTTGCGAGAAGAAATTGTCAGTTATGAAGGTGGCGATTTAAAAGAAGTAAAAACTATTGCCGAAGGGTCTGAATCTCTAGCATCTCTAATGAAAGATAAGATAGCTGGCGATGCGATGTTCCAGTCTGACATACAAGGTCAGATTGGCGATATTCTTTCTGAATCCGGTGTTACTCCAAACGAATCAGGAGTCATAAACTACGGCGATCTATCACAAGCAGACAAAGATAAAGTATTTAATATTGCTAAAGACTATTATAGCCCACCAGAGCCTACACCAGAGCCTGCACCAGAGCCTGTAGCTGAACCTACACCAGAGCCTGTAGCTGAACCTGCACCAGAAGCCGTTAGCACGGGCAAAGTAGATCCTGCTGATCTGCCAACTAGACCAGAACTTTCGGATCTTACACAGGACGATTTAGAGTTTTTTGAAGAGGTAGGTCAAGATCCAGTTGAATTTATACAAGAGCAACAAGCCGGATTTGATGCAGATTCCGATATACTAAGTGAGCAACCTACATCAGAGCCTTCAACTGCTAACGAAGTTATAGCGGAGATCATCGGTAAACCTATAGATCAAGTAACCGACTCAGACACAGATTTTATTGCAGATCTTGTTGCACAGACATCGGCTATAGCCGAATTACAAAGCACACCACAAGTTGACACTATACCGCAGAATGTGCAAAATGAGGTGCCTACTAACGTGTTTGATTATATTCCGGTAGATCAGCAGGTTGTAACCCCTGTTGACCCTGTAACTGGAGATCCCGGAATTGGCACTGCAATAGGGTCTATAATCGGTGCCGGTATAGGTGCCGGTATAGGTTCAGGCACAGGAGAAGGTCAAGGCGAAGGCGAAGGCGAAGGCGAAGGCGAAGGCGAACAGCAGCAGCAGCAATCACAAGGTATAATGCCACTTATGCAAACAGCGTTCACTCCAGTTACAGTAAAAGGTCCAGATCCTGCTAAGATTGGACCTGCATATGATTTTGAAAGTATTTTTAGAGACCCTGTGCAAGATGCTTTTTATAGAGGCCCGTACTCACAAGGTAGCGCTAATGAAGAGCTGCTGCGGCTTATAGGAGATAGATAATGGCTTGGTATGATTCCGTTGTAGATACAGTTAGTGGCGCCGCATCAAGTCTGTTTGGTGGTAGTTCTACCCCATCTACTCCACAAAGCACTGGCGGCAACCCCTATGGAAATATGCAGTCTACGCTTCAAAACTACCAAAAACAGCAATCCTCTGGTGGCATAGCGGACATATTGAGTGGTCTAGGCAGTAGCGCCCTTGGCGGAATTACTAACATGTTCCAAGATGATAAAGGTAATCTTGATTATGCAAGAATACTCGGTGCTGCTGGTGCAGGGGCTGATGCACTAGGTTTATTTGGTAGCACTCCTCAACAAAAATCTGGTTATCAGGGCAAAATTCCTACCTATACAGCTAGTCGTATGCAAGTGCCTAACACGTATGATCCTGCACGCCGACCCGGTAGTGGTGGGCAAAGATACTTTACTGATGTTAGCTTTTCAGGTGGTGACTTGTCGGGTCAGGCAGCTGGGCTAGAAGCACTAAACAGAGCGAATCTAGCAGCACAAAACAGAGCAGGGCAGCAGTTAGCTCCCATCCGCACTGCAGAAGATGCCGCTAAAGCCGCTAAAGTCGTCAAAGCCGCCGCCGCTCAACAAACAGCTGCTTCCGCTGCGGCTACTCCCCCTGCACAGGCAGCACAGGCAGCACAGTTAGCCTCTGCGCTTGGTAACAGAGGTGGCACCATGCTTGGAGGTGGTAATTTACAGGGTTCTGGTGTTGTTACATCTAATAACCCTGCTGCCGCACAAGCTTTTAATCAGTTAAGCCCCCTTGCACAGGTAGCATTACTGGGCGGTGCCGTAGCTACACCGGCAAAAGGGTTTGCACAGGGGGGCATAGCTCAGTTTACTGCTGGACGTAGAGTAGACGCGCCGGACTCATCAGACTCACCGATGCAAAAGGTAGCCAACATCAGATCAAATAAACCTATAACGACACGCACGATGCCTAACGGCAAAAAAGGGTTGTTTCAAGGTAATGTGTTTCTAGGCTATGCTGATGAAGGCGTTTCGGGTAGTGATCTCACTAGTGATGCTATGGAACAATTAAACAGACTCACAGGTACAATATCTAAGGGGTTTGATGCTATTAATCCATTTCAAGAAGGCGGTATGGCAGAACTTAAAAATCCTCAATATTTGGACGGTGCTACCGATGGCATGGCTGATGAAATAGATGCAAGCATAGAAGGTGAACAGCCTGCAGCTCTTAGTGACGGTGAATTTGTAATCCCAGCAGACGTTGTTAGTCATCTTGGTAATGGCAACTCAGATGCAGGTGCTAAAGTGTTAGAAAAAATGATGTCGAGGGTACGTAAAGAACGCACCGGTAGCACAAAGCAAGGCAAGGAAATCGACCCCGAAGAATTTTTGCCTGCGTAGGAGATAAATTATGACAGCAGTACCACCATTAGCTAGTACAACTAGTGCAGCACAAAAAGCAGCAACCACCGCAGGTGCAGCGGGGCAGCAACAAACTGGAACTGAGTCTGCTCTTTCTAATTATGTGGGTCCATATGTCACTGAAATGCTTGGTCGAGGTCAAGCTCTTGGGTCTATGGGGTATCAAGGTTATGGCGGGCCTCTTACTGCAGGGGCATCTGCACCGCAAACAGCAGCGTTTCAGGGCATAGCTGGACTGAATGTACCTACAACACAGATGGGTGCGTTTACTCCCACTAGCTTTACCGATACAGGCGTTGCCAGTCAGTATATGAATCCGTATCTACAGTCTGCACTACAACCACAAATTGACGAGGCGCGTCGTCAGGCTGACATTGAACGTGTACGAAATGCGGGTAGGCTTACAAGAGCCGGTTCATTTGGTGGGTCACGTCAAGCTATAATGGATTCGGAAAATCAACGTAATCTGTTACAAAATCTTGCTGGTATTACAGGTGCTGGATACAGAGACGCCTTTGACAAGGCAGCAGGACAATTTAATGTAGAGCAGGGTAGGCAACAAACCGCTCAAGATGCAACTAACGTGTTTGGGTTGGCAGCATTACAAAAACAAGCTGATTTAGGTGCTGCACAACGTGGTATTGAATCTGAAGGTATTGGTGCAGATTATGCACAATTTAGAGAAGAACGTGATTATCCTTATAAACAAGTTCAGTACATGCAGTCGTTGTTGCAAGGTTTACCACTAGCCACACAGTCATACACTTATGCACAACCTAGTGGTCTAACTAGCGCAATGAATACTGCCGGTGGCATTATGAATTTATACGAGAGCATATTTCCGGGTACTTAGGGGTTAGACATGGCATACGGTATTGATGAACTTATCGAACAAAAAACAGACGCTTATCGTGGCAACCCTACGGCTTTAGCGCAGAAGAGCAAAGTGAGCGGTGAGCTTATTGATGTGCTTGCACTGCAAAAAATAACTTCAACTCATGATGCTGCTAAAAGAGAACTGCAGCTGCAGGTAGAAAATCAGCCCGGAACTATTGCTCAACAGCTAGAACAGAAAGCTATGGGTCAATCAAAAGATGACGTGTTACAGGGCGTTGCGGGTGTAATGAAAAATAATCAAGCACGTCAACAACAGAATATGCAGCGTGTAGCATCTCAAGGTGTAGCTGCACAGCCAAGACCAAACATGCAGACAATGGCACAAGGTGGCATCGTTGGATTCCAAGAGGGTAAACAAGTTGAAAGCCCTTACACAGGTTCAAGGTCTAAACAGAGAGAGGATATAATCCGCGACCTTGAAGCAGGGAAAATAACGCAAGAAAGAGCAGATGAACTTGTAAAAGCTTTACCAATTCCAAGACTAGGTGATTCTTTAGAACAACTAGGGCGAGCCGCGACTCCTCAAGTGGTGCGAGATGCGTATGGTGATGTGGAAGAATTTTTATTTGGCACAGACGACATGCAGTCTCCAGTGCAAAGCGTGTTGAGAGGTGCAGATACGTTAACTCGTTCTATAACCGGAGGTGCAGAGGATCTTATTTCTGGAGATTTTATGGAGCCCGCAGTGGATTATTTATTCACTCCAACATCTACCGCTCCTGCAGAGTCAGAAGAGCCTGTAGTTGAGCCACCGGTCGTGCCACCGACCCAACAAGAACAGAAACAACCTGCACCAGAGCCTGAAAAAGATCCTTTGACAGAAGGCATCGCAGCATTAGAGCAAGTTAAAGTTGCCGAACGTGGAGAGTTAGACGCTGGCACTCGGGCATTAGATGCGCAACAAAGGGCGCTTGCTAGTAATTTAGCGGCTGTTGATCCCAGAGCAGAACGTGCAGAAGCAGCGAATTTTGCAAATCAAGAAACTGGTAGAGATCAAAAAGCAGCTGATTATGCCGAAATGCAGGCAAAACTTGAAGCTCTTAATGCATCACAAACAGCGGCTGGAAGAAACGATAGATTAATACAGACTTTGCTAGGTGCATCAGGATCTACTGTTGGAGAAGCTTTAAAAACGTCTGGCGTAGCTGGTATGGCTGCAAAAGACACTCAAACAGAGAATGAACGTCAACGTGTGATGGATGAGCTAAATTTAAAGTCTAAAGCAATCGAAGTGGATATTGATTTAGGAAAAACAACTGTAACAGCAGCAACAGCAGCACTACAGCAAGCTAGTTTAGATCGTCGTCAAGGTTTACAGTCACTAGGAAGTATAGTCGGAGAAGAAAAAGAAATATTAAACAAAGAAGTTGAAAACAAACTTGCCGCTGATACTGCTAACGCAAGAACTAATTTAGGTAAACTACAACTTATGAGTCAAGTAGCACAACGTATTGCGGATAGAGAATCTAGAGACGCAAATAAATTGACAGATCAAATAATAAAATTAAATCAAGGTATAAGTAAAACGTATTCGGATCTTTTAGAGAAAGATCAGTCGTTTCAAATGTTGTTGATAGAACATGCTGCCAACATGCGCAGTGGAAATCCAGAAGACATTGCAAAAACACAACCTGCAATTAATGCCATGCGGGAAAAACTTTACGCACAAGCACAAAAAATTGCTACTGATTCTGGAGTAATTACGACACGTGCAAATTTAGAAGCACGTTTAAATGATATAATAGGTGTAAATCTAGGCGCTAGTGGTATTACTGCTGAACAAATAGCAGCTATAAAACAAAAATAATTTAGGGTAAGCGCAATGCCTCTATACGAATTAAGCCTAAAAGATGGTACTACACTTGATGTAGAGGCTCCTGCTGGTGCTACTGAAGCGCAGATAATATCATTAGCAAATCAACAATTTACACCACAAGCCTTGGATCGGGCAAGACGGTCAGAAGAGCTTAGAGCATCACAACCTACATATGACTACGAAGCGCCTGTAGATGATGAAGGTTTTCTAGACGATATAACGCCTGACTTTTTAGAAGAGTTGTTAAAAGGTACGGCTTCTGGTGCAGCGGGTATATTAGAGTCTGGTGCGCTTGGTGCAGCCACAATACTCCCTGAACGTGAGGAATTAGCAGTCCGTGACGGCATCCAGTCGTTATTTGATCCCGTACAAGAAGCACTATCCATAGACCGAGATACTGGCGGTTTTGCTGCTGGGACGCGTAAGTTTGGCGAAGGACTTGGATCTTTTGGTGGTATCCTTGGTGCCGCTGCTATAAATCCAGCGCTGGCTGTTGGTTTAGCCACTACTGCTGGTGCAGGTGAAGCAAGTGAACGCGCCCGTGCAGGTGACGCTACAGAAGAAGAACGAACGAAAGCTTCCTTACTTGGTTTTGGTGTCGGTGCCACTGAGCTTATCTCCCCATTACGCATATTAAGCGTATTCAAAAAAGGTCTTGGTCAAGATGCAACCGTGGGTCTTGTTGGTTCGTTAAAACGAATAGCACAAGAGGGTGGTGTAGAGGCAGCACAAGAAGCCTCTGCCGGTATCATGCAGAACCTCATCGAGCAGGGTATATACAATCCAGAGCAAGGCACATTTGAAGGTGCAGGTGAGCAAGCTCTGATCGGTGGTGGTGTAGGTGGATTTGTTCAAGGCTTACTAGAACTTGCTGTACGTGGACGCATCAAAACAGACCCTGACGGATCACAGGATGTAGACCTTCTTTCTGCTCCAGAAGAAAAACCACTTTTACCTACTCCAGAGGGAGGCCCAACCGCCCCAGAAGGTGCGACAGCACTAGAAGCACAATCTGAAGAGTTACGTCAGTTAGCAGCGAGCGTAGAAGAAGTAGATGCAGCGGCAGTGGCGGCAGCACCAGAGAAAGCTGGAACAATTGAAGATATCGCTGCGGATGCTAGAGCTGAAAACGCCGAGAAAAAAGCAGCAGCCAGAGCAACAGCGGCAGCTCGTAAGAAAATGGAGGAAGACGCTGCTAAAGAAGGCGTTCCAGCAGACACAGCAGCCGATGAAGACATTATTGAAGGCACGGCTACTGAAAAAGATGCGGCGGTCGGAGAAACACCTGTTGTGCCAGAGGTATATGTTTTTGACATCAAAAAAACAGCAAAACAAACAGAAAAAGAATTTAGAACGCAATTTAACTTTACAACAGAGCAAGTTCTAGCGGGTTTGAAAGTAAGAGAAGACTTAAAAGCGGGTAAAATAACGTCAGAAGAAGCTAGTAATCGTTTTGCTGGAATATTAGAACAAGCAACTATTCTTTCTAAATCAGATGTGCCAGAGACAGAAGTAAGAACAGAAGCTGCACCAGTAGAGGAAACTGCACCGGACACAAAGAAAAAAAGTTTTAGAGAAGTTGATGCAGAGCTAAGAAAAGTTGAACAACAACGCAGACGTGACGGGGCAGAGGATGCAGCGCCAAAACTTACATTCAATAAAATTAGTAAAGCGGATTCGTTAGCTGGCAAAGCTGCAAGATCTTCTGTGGAAGGCCAACCAAACATAGTTTTAGAAAATCGCACAGGAGCTGCATGGCGTGCGTTTGATACAAATGACAATAACAGACAAATAATTTCAGGGCATAGACTCCTCGCAGATGCAAAAAAAGCGTTAGCGGCCACATTAGCTGCGCGAGAGGTCGTCACACCTGCTCCAGAAGCTGCACCAGAACCAGAAGCAGCCCCGGCGGCGGCACAGGAGACTACTACCACACCAGAACGTGTTAGGACAGTTGATGTCACGGGCGCGAGAAGGAGAGACGTAACTTTAGAAACACCAGTTGAACCTATTCAAGTTGAACAGAGTAGTCTTGATAAACTAATGGCGGCTGCTAGAAAAACAACACCTGCCGCCGCCAGAAAAATAAGAGAAAAACTCTCAGCAGATGAAAACATACCACAAAAAAATAAAGACAGATTAACAACTATACTTGAAACCACTGAAGCTCGTAGAGAAGCTAGAGATGATTTAACTCCTAAACAAAGGGCAAAAGCTTCAGAGCAAGCTATTGAAGCCATAGACGAAATTACAAAACAAGCTGCTACAACTGTGGTGCCTGCAGGTAAGAAAACTGCTGCAAAAGGAGCTGCTAAAGGAGCTGCTAAAGGAGCTGCTAAAGGAACAACAACCAAGAAGTTAACAACAAAAGAAAAAGAAGAAATAAAAAAAGAGGTAAGAAAAAAGACTAAAAAAGACGCAGACAAAG